TTTCTAATACACTTGCTCTAGCCATCTTATACACCCTCCACATTAATTAGGTAGTGTGATTCTGGTAAACATACTTCTAGACCAGCTTCGGTCAGAATCATGTCTTTTCTCAAGTCTTCATCAGCGTTTTGTACGTTGGTCATAACTTGAGTATCACGGTTTACACCATTACCAACTAATGGTCTGTAGTATAGTTTGCTCATATCAGCCATCAACATTAAACCAGATGAATGTCCTCTAAACAATGGTTCTTTAACCATGTATACAGAACCGTGAACAGTGTTGATTTCCATTAATTTGTGACCAAACTGTCCTGATAGTTCATCCATGTTTATTTGATACTGAGTTGAAGCTGTTGAAGCATCAGAGAAGCTATTGTTACCCATTTTGTTGAAGTAAGAAATAACAGGAAGAGAAGCTAGTGCTAATCTTTCGTTAGAACCACCTCTAGCAGGGTCAAATAGAACTTCAAAGTCAGCTAATAATGCATCATAAGTTAATTCAGATGTTGCATAACTTGAGAAGTATGCTTTACCTGATTTATATGCTAAGTTAGCTGAAGTTCTATCAACTACAGTACTATTTTTGATGATATGTCCAACAAGACCTTCAGTATATTGAATACCTCCAACTCTTGCTTTTTGATTAAATAACATTGCTCTTTCAATGTCGATTTTGTGCTCTCTTAATTTCATAGCTAGCACTCTTTCAAATTCGTTAGAATATCCACGAAGTTGAGTTGCGTATGCAGTGTTGCTAATTTCAGCAGCTGTTTTAAAGATTTGAGTATATCCAAATCCATCATCGATGCCTTCTGAGAATACGTCTGGTGAACCAGTACCTTCTGCATAAGCTGAACCGATAATTTGACATCTGTCGTTATCAGCAATACTGTCAGAACCAGAAACGCTTGATACTGAAATACATTTAGCTTGGAAAGTAGTATCTGCACCATTATCTACTGGAGCTGATTCTACTCTTAAGATTGCATTTCCATATCCTGCTGTGTCTGATGCACCAACAGTTCTAACTGCAATAACCATTCCTTTAACAAGGAAATCGATTGATGCTGGTGATGATTCATTATCATCAACAGTAATTGTGTAATCTGTACCTGCTGCTACAGTTCCTACAGCTCCATCAATGAAGAACTCTCTACTTGTATAACTAATCTTTGACCTATCTTCAAGATAACGGAACAAAGAATCGTCAGTAGGAAGTTTAGCTGTTTTTGATAGATACACGAAGAATGGAGATTCTTCAGGTGCTAATTCAGCAATTCTATCAGAAAAATTAAACAGTCTTCTTTGGTCAGGAGCAACACCAGTGCCAGAGACACCAGTAGCTGTAGTGGCAGCAGTTAAATTACTTGCTTTTAGTTGTCCACTTGTAATTGCCATTTTTTAATTCCTCTTTACGTTTTATTTTTTATTAACTAAACTGCCACGTATAGATGTAGTACCTCCAGCTTTCATAATATTGCTCCACATATTATCCTCATCAGATGCTTTTGGTGGTTGACCACCTTGTACTAAACCAGCTGATTTTGGTTTTTGTTGTGCACGCTTTACGCTTTCAATATTTTGATTAACTCGTGGTACTCCGTTTTTATTAACGTTCCATACGTTAAACAGTGTATCTAAAGGAAGTTGTTCTTTAGGTTTTGTTACAAATTCAATAAAATCATTTGCATCATCATTTGACAACTTAAACTCAGTTTGTGCTCTATATCTTAAACTATCTATAGAACGCTGAGCTTCTAATCTAGACATATAGTCTTGCATTCTGCTACTTACAGCTTGCTCGATTTCTTGCTGTCTTAGTTGATACGATTTACTATTTGGATTTGTATACGCATCCCAAGGATTAAATTCCTCTTCATTAATTTGTATTTCATCTTTGTTCTGTCCTTTACCCCCTGATAAGTGGTCTCTAACAACGTCTACCAGCTCAGGATTATCCTGAAATAGCTTTGCTACTGGTTTAATTTTGTTTAACTCAGCCTGAGCTTTGTCGTACATAGACTGGAATTTACGTGCTTCATCTTCTTGCACGTCAGAACTCAAATCCTGTTCGATTTCAGGCTCACTTATATCATTATTTTCAGAAGTTTCAGAACCTTCAAAAGTTTCTTCATACTCTTTCATTAATTCGTCACTCATATTATCTCCTTTTCGATGTGCTGTTTTTTTATTCACCAATATCTTCTGACATCAATGAAGTTATTCCAGCCTGCACCTGTTGTTCTTGTTGACGTTTTACTCTTTCTGTATTTACTTTTTGTTGAGCCTGTGCACCAGTAACCACTTTATTAAGTTCAGATTTAAATTTCTGTACCTCAACACGTTTTCTGTCGTTCATAGACTCTCTTTGGGCAGTTTGTAAATCACCAGATAGAATCTTTATTTGGTCTTGTAATTGAGCGATAATGCCTTGCATTCTTTGTACTTCTCCAGTACGTGCAAGTACACCTTCTTTGTCGAAGATTTCAGTTTTCTTCAACGCTTCTGTTCTATCAATTAGACCTAACTGATATGCTTCTAGATACATTTGATACTCTGCGTGTTTATTATTAGGCATTGTAGAGCCTGATACGACACGAATATCAAACTGACCAGAAGTAATATCGTTTTCAATTTTTACTAATTCTTTTGTTTTATCATCATACAATCTGTTATTGATTGCAAATTGAGTAATGTCATTATTTGGTTGTACTATTCTAAATTTCTTTTCAAAAGAATAATGTCCTTTTGACATTTGATATAATACTTTTCCAAGCTGTTGTAGTGACATTTCAATATCACGCAACTTAGAAGCACCACGACCTTCTCCCATTTGTGCTAATAACATTGTACCTCTTACACTTTGTGGAGCACCTTCTTTAAATCCTTGTAGTAATTCAGGAACACCAAAGTTTAAGTCAATATATCTTTCTATTTGGTTAATCAACGCATAGAACTGACTAGTCAATGGTTGTGGAGAAGGGAAATGTGGTTCTCCATAACTTGGGTCATATTCAATTACAGCATTAGGATTAGCCCAATCTTTTTCAAGCTGTGATATGTTTTCTACACTTCCTTGTGGTACTAATAGTTTCAAACCAGCTGAAGTTTGAGCATGAGATAATGCAAGCGAGAATAATTTATTCAACAGTCTTTGCATATCTTTTACTTTATTAACATCTGATTTAGGATATGGTGTATTGGTCCAAATGTTTGGAATAGGGACAATAGGATAAATGTCAGTATCTAAAATTGTCTCATAAAGAAGGACTTGTCCTAAAGATGCTGTAACTTTAATTCTTGTTTGTGGTATTTCTACATACGCATAAGTATTATTATCAAAGTTTGCTTCATTCTCTGCTAAAAACATTTCAAATGCTTCTGCACTCATAATGGTTTCTGTTCCATTCTTTTGGTCAGCAACACGATAGAAAGGAACTCTTACTTTGCTAAAACGTTCAATAATACGATAACGTTGAGCTATAGTGCTCTCATAATCTTTATCTTCTACTTCTGCAGGAGTAAATACATTGATACTATTTTTATTCTGAGAATCAGGATAATCATTATAGTAGTCAGACATATTATAAGTTTCAATATTAGGTAGAAACTCTTCTACATCTGGGTATAAGTCTAATAATTGTTCTTTTGTTAAAATAGTAGATAATAAAATATTTGCTGCGTCTTTAAAGTATCTATCTCTAGATGCAGGGTCTACATATACACGGAAAGGATTTAAGTGTGTAAACATTACCTCTCCTCTACCATAATCTGATTCTGGTTCTATATATGCATAAAAATATCCTAATCCAGTAGTAGCATAATCATGTACAGCTTGTTTAAAATGATGTTGACCATCAGAGATGTCATATATATATTCTAATAGTGTTCTCCATACATTGGCTAATTTAGTATCAGAATCTTCTCTAGCAGTTACACTAAACTTAACTGGTCGAGAGGTCATTAATGATTTTAATTTATCTATAGCAGCATAAATTCTGTCGATGGTAAAGTCAGCTTGACCAATCGATTGCAATACTTCTGATTCTTGTGCAGTATAATGATTACCTAAAGTAAAATCAATCGCATCACGAGCTTCAACATCCCAATCTCTACGTGCATCAGCATAACGCTGAAATATTTCTCTATTCTCTCTTGCTTTAGAATCTTCTTTTATTTGACTCATTATTTAACCTTTGATTTTTTGATATAATTTTTGATTCTACCTTCCTCTTTCATTACTTCTCTAGGTGGTAGATAATCTACTTTGCCAGAATCTCTTTGTGCATTATAAATGCTTCTTCTTTGATTTTCAGATTCTACAGTAAATCTATCCATGAAGTCTCTAGTTTTTTTACTTGTAAAATTGTAAATTCTTCTTGCTAAGCTAGTTGTATCTATTTTCATGCTTTCTCCAAATATGGTTTTAAAAACTCTTTATAAAATTCTTTATTTCTTCCTAGTGGTTTACGTTCTCCCATGGTATTTCTGTAAACACGTTCATATTGTTTAAAACCAGGTCTACCTGGGTCATCTTCCATTGCACCTTCGACATTATTCATCAATAAATATTTTGCAGTAGTAGGGAACTTTTTTAAACTTCCTAAGTTAAAACAGTAATCAGCTAACGCATATTGTAGTCTAGCGTCAACTTTATCCCAACTCATTTCTTTAAACGAACAATAAGCTCTTGCTTTATCAAATGAAACTTTTGCTTCATGCTCTAATGTCTTTTGAACGTCTGCTACCGACATTCCTTTTTCTTCGAGCTCATTCTGCTCTTCTATTGTTTTGATTTTATATCCGTACCCTATTGTTTTCAAACCACCTTCTGGTGAAGGATATGGATAAAATCTATCCCCTACTTTATTCTCGTAGCCCTCTACCCTTTTTAAGTAGTCTATGTACTGTTCTAATGTGTAATCAGATACCATAACCCTTTGTAATTTATTACAAAGAAAACGGCGATTTCTCATATTTTTAATCCAGTCATCCAATTTATTTTTGTACGTGTTTGAGTTTTAAAATCATCAGGTCTTTCGTACTCACTATTTTGAATGACGGTACTACGTGGTGGCTTTGCAAAAAAGTCAGCATAATACAATCCATCTAACAAGTCATCATGCTTTCCTTTTGGAAATTCAAATAT